ACTCATCACTAAACTGGACACTTTGAAGAATAATAGGAACATCAGTCAGACTTCCCGGTCCTTCAAAATCCTTGACCGTTACGGTATATTCAGGTGCAAAGGTTGGGAGAATCTGTTCAACAACTTGAAGAGCATCATCCTGAGACCTTGCCATTACATGAAGAGACATCGTAATTGTATATGGAACACTCTGTTTGACCGTGCGTCTCTTGGTCTCATCACCATCAGTCATATCAAAGGTTCTCTTATTCATGCGATTCAGTTTTTGAGTTGAATCGTAAGCGATATCATCTATCTGAAAACTCATTCGCGGTAGCTTGATAGCTACTGCTTGTTCTTCAAGCTTGTCAATCTCATCAATACGAGCAAGAAACTTTTCAATGGGACCATACGCAAGAGGAACCTTGGTGGCAGAGAGAACACGGTCACCACTCGTCTTTCGAACCTGAATGTTATTAAACAGGCTTCCAAAGACTGCAACAGTCTTACGAACCACCTTATTATAGAAATACTCTCCTAGCATTAGTCAGTAAAATTGATTTCTCCAAAAGGATTGGTCTCTGTGAAGTCAACAAAGTCATTACCAATCGTTTCGAATTGTTTGTTCTGTGCTTGAGCATCTACCTCCTCTAGTGCAGTCATGTCATCAGCAACAGCAGTGACAGGACGAGTTGCCCCACTACGTTTACCAATAAGGTTACCAACAGTTCCAGCAGTTACCTGCCAGAAGGTATCGCTACCATTATCAGAATCGCGAGTCTGGACAACCTTAATTGTTCCACCGCTAACAGAGGCAACTTCACCAGTAATTGTTGTATCAGAATCAAGAACTTGCGTGACTTCTTCGCCATACTGGAATGTTCCACTGCCGGATGTAGTGGAGATTGTGAGGATGCTTCTGAAGGCTTCATTGCGTTCAACATCATCAATCTCAAGAATACCAGTATCGATTTGCTCATTACCATACTCAAAGAGTTCACAAGTGAGTTCATATGTGGGGAGATTCTGAAGTTGGTAGAATGGAGTATCACCTTTGACATACTTGATTTCAAAGAGTCCCTTAACAAGAGGAAAGTAAATTAGGTCTCCTTCTGCTGGTCTTACAGATTGAGTAACCTTGAATCGACCTACCAACTCATCCCAACGTCTTCGCGCAACAACCAACTTTACTTGGTCACGAACCTCAAGACCAAACTTGGTGAGGAATTGACCATCACCCTCGAAACCATCAACATTTGAGACATACATCTCAATTTTGAACGCATCACCAAACTTTGACTGGATTGTCTCGTTCAGGATAGTGTCACGGTTTACTATATTGCGTGGTAAATAGTACGTATCCTGCCCATAGATTTTCAAAGCTTCAATGATTAGATTCTCTTGAAGTCTCTGCTCACTCCTTATACCTTGACGGATGTATCTGTTGGTAGGCATTTGTTCTAGCAGTATTTATACATCTGATTTCTCGTACATTTCGGATGCCTTTTCTGTGATATCAGTATTGGGTGATATGTAACCCTTTTCGATGAAATACCGGACCCTTTCTTCCCACTCAATTTGCTCATTGGTGGTCAATGATTCCCAATCTTTATCTGTTTGTTGCTTACCAAGAGACGAATTCATTTGTATAAATAGAAACAATGTCCTTCACGAGATTGCAGTCTCCAAGGACTCTACACTTACAGCATTTAAAGAAAGGTATGCAGCATGAGTATTTATACATCTATTTACGACAACCTCGTAACCTCTAGGAAACATCTTAAAGAAGAATGGAAACCTGTTAATTCTGGTCTAGAACGCCACCGGATTATTCCTCGCCATGCAGGAGGAACCTACATTGATTCCAATTGCACCTATCTCACCAAGCGGGAACACATTATTGCCCACTGGTTACTTTGGAAACTACATGGTAGAGAAGGTGACTTGAATGCATGGAGGGGGATGAAAGGATTGCCATTGGACCCACCCTTCTTGGGTAAAAAACACACTGAAGAATCCAAGAGGAAAATGAGTGAAGCCAATAAGGGGGAAAAGAATTCATTCTATGGCAAAACACATTCTGAAGAAACCAAGAAGAAAATCAGTGAAGCAGGGAAGGACAGAAAGCACACTGAAGAAACCAAGAAGAAAATCAGTGATGCAAAGAAGGGTAAACCCAAGCCAAAAACCACTTGCCCTCATTGTGGAAAAGAAGGTGGAGTTAGTGTGATGAACCGATGGCACTTTGAGAACTGTAAAAAGCTCTACACAAAGTGAATATCATCCCGTGAAGAAATCGACTGGTTCCTCGTGGTCCAATCTAATTTTTTCCTCAAGCTTTTCAATATCCTGCATGGCATCATCATAAATCTGACGACCATTCAAAGCCACACCTCCGGGTAATTGTATTCCCTCGAATTTTATCAAATTCTGACCCCACTGTTTCTTGAAAAGTGCAGTGCAATACCGTTTGAGCCACATATCATTGTAGACATCTGTGTATGTCTCAGGATCGACTGTCTGATAACCCTCGATGACGATATACTGCCCTGCAACGATATCAGTTCCCCACTTGAATTCAATGTCCAGTCTATCCAGATGACGATTGAATGTGACTTGTTGTGACATCCCATTGATTTTCAGATCAATCAGTGACATATACATTTTAGTGAGTTCATAGGATACAAGGTCACCGGGATTACGAAGACCATATAGGTCATTCAGATGTAGCTGATAGTCAAGGGAGAATATGTCACTGCTTGAACCAACCCCACTAATCGGAAGGACACTTTTGACAAAGAGCATATCCTCTGGGAGTGATATAAACTCATTGGTGATATCATCAGCAGTCACAAGATGCTTGCGAAAGTGCCTCACCACAGCATCGGAATGATACTCTTGGTAATATTGAATTGCCTCATCGATGCGGTCATCGATTTGGTCGTCATCTAAATTAACCTCTATTACTGGTTCACCAAGAGAGCGAAGACAGTAATCTGAGAGACCTGATCTGGATGTTACTATTGCCATATTTCTATTTATATCTTCTCGTATCCTCCAGCCTGAAAGTCCTCATAATGTAGGAAGTATATCAACTCAGCATGTTCTGGAGACAAACCCATTTCTACTTTGTCCTCTGTCTTATTTCTGTGCGGAATTGGAATTCTCTCATTGGTGCTTGGGTGATACACTATTAGGTTGTGCTTTTCTAGTTCCTCTTCCAGATTCTCGACACGAATAACGCAATCATAATCTCGATAGATTACAGTCACGGGCATACACACTGGTTGTTTTGAGTGAGTATAAAGCCATTTCTCGAAATCTATTTTTTCATGATGATTATAGTGCCACCAGTATTGACTAATTACACGTTCATATGGATTACGGACTGGTAGGATTTTTTTGTATATGTTCTTGACATCATCAGGAACACCAATCGAGTGTCTGCTGACACGAGTAATCTGGCGATAGTTGTAGTCGGGATTTTCACCAGCAATTGGATAGAATTGTCCACGGTTGTTGGAGAAGTAGGCTTGAATCGTTGACGAATAATTCTTGAAAGGAGTGTAGATTACCGTTTTATGTTCATGTGAGTATATCATTCTTCTTGGTCTCTATATTTACGGATGAATTCAATCTTTGATTCGCCATTACATGGGTTTCCAGCATAGTGAAGATTCTTTCTTGGGTCTATTTCTGGATCCAGATCATTGTTGTGGATATAGTAAATGCAAAAATATTTATTCAAAAGAGATGTATCCGAGGCATAGTTGTAGTTGAAGTAGAGATTCATGAATGACTGTTCATAGAAAAACTCACGCTTCCAAATGCTCACCAGATGTAGAATGTTCCTGAAATGTTGTTCCATCTTCCTAGAACTTACCATAAGGAACTGACCAGCATTGAATGGCATTATTCCATGATCCTCTAACCTATCCAGATCCTTCTCTGAATACTTCACAAGATTGTGATACTTGGTCTGGTGAAGGCTCCTAGTGGCACCCTCATGAATCATTGAATAGAGTTTACCATCTTCAATATCTTCCTGAAAGATCTCTTGAATTGGTCTTGTGAATATGATATCGCAATCAAGGGAAAGAATCTTGTCGTAATGATGAATCAGGGGGAAATCAAAGATTCTCAGCTTATTCATCGAAGCCTCTACTCCGTTGCTAGTGGTGGGAACCTCAAGGAAGTAAAACGGAATCTCAGGAAAGGTTTTAGAAAGGTGGGTATAGACCTCTCGCGTATCCGAGATGATAAGAAAATCAATATTGGATAAATCTCCTCCAGATGATATGATTGATTCGATACAAAGCTCTAGGAGCTTCCAGTAATTCTCATCTCCATTAATAGTAAAGTAGACAAGGTTACGATCAAACTTGTTCTGTTCTTCAGTGAAAGTTTGGGATTCGGTGAAATTATAAAGAGAAGAAGTCAGAGAAAGTATTGGTTCAATACTAGGAAGTTCCTGCAATCCCAAGAGTGTTTCAATCTTCCGTCGGTTTCTAAATTCAAAGGTTCCGGGTTCTTCCGTTTCTGATAATGCAACTTTATAATTTCGATAGTGCAGAAAATGCTTCATGGTGTTCTCCCTCTATCTTTGAGTCGCCTTCTTCCTCATACTATAGGTATTAATTCCTTTTTCTCTCTCCAATCAAATTCAGCCACTGGATGATATCCATCAATAATAATATCTGGATCACAGAAACCAACATCGATTCCCTTGTGATACGTAACGGGTCCATCTGACTCCACTTGATCCAAGAGGAATTCAACACCATACCCACACCCCTGAATATCGTTCCAATAGTTGAGCACATTATAAGTCAGATTCTCAATTTCTGTGTCCCCGCCAATGACTTTGTAACACTTACCTGTCATCGTCATGGTGTGGTGTTGTTCACCCTCGATGACATCTAATAATCTGGAGATTTCTTGTTCAATTTCTGTATTCATTTTATGAATTGGGGAAAGCTGCGGTCGGAACTGTTAATGTGGTGCCGGTGTATCGTGACGAACCTTTTGTAATTCTAAATTCGTCTATGTAACCATTCATGCTGTAAGATGGGGTTGCTCCTCCTACCCTGAAATCCGTAGCAGAAGATGGTGAACCGTAACCTCCCGTGCTGGTTCCAAACCTTGATCCATTAAAATA